CTTCAATTCACAACATAGTACAATAAATATGCAAATGGTATTGGAGGCATATTTATACACTTTTAGAGCAGATATGTCTGACGATCAGATCAAGAGTGTTAAGTGGGTAATGCAGGCATTAGGTAATGTGAAGATTTTAGATATTAATGACAGAAACAAGTCATACAAGGCAGCCGGAACACTATTATCAGGTTGGCGTCTAACGACTTTTATGAATACGGTTTTAAATTATGTGTATACTAAAATAAGTATGGGGAATAACGATAATATGATTAGCACACATAATGGAGACGACGTACTAGCAGGGGTGTTGAATCTGAACGAATTACTAGATTTCTTGAACAACTCTAAGAAGAATAATATAAGGTATCAACGGAACAAGTGTTATCTTGGAGCGATTGCTGAATTTCTCAGAGTAGACCACCTCAAAGGAGTAGGTGCACAGTATTTGGCTAGGGCAGTTTCAACATTTGTGCATGGTGCAACAGAAACAAGTATACCTAATGATATTAGGAGCACATTAGAAGCACTGAATACTAGACGGATTGAGCTGATCCAACGTGGTAGTGATGAAAGGTTGGTAAATAGACTTTTGTATAGCCAGTTGCAGCATCTGGAAAACATCAGTACATTAAACTCTAGAGAGATGGTGCGAGTAATCAATACACACTATAGTAATGGTGGTTTGTCTAAGTATTGTACACAACAGAGCTTGTGTTATAGTGTAACACCTAAATTCAAGGAAAGATCTGAGGTGAATAAAAGGACAAGGGATATAGTGAAAGAATTCCCAGGTGTGGCAGCATATACCAAAAGGTTAGTAAGGCAGGGTGTAAGTTCAATATACGCTAAGAAGATCATCAAACAGCTTTATCTAACCACACAAGTAGGTATTTCTACAGCTTTGGTAGACTACAGAGTGAATGAAGTTCATGACCCCGGTGGCACGTTAGGAAATCTACAAACCTCAGAGAAAAATGACACAATACAAAACGATCTAAGTGATTTTAGTAATGACTTTGATAATATCAGATGGCTTAATGCTTCGCAGTATGGCATGTTTAGGAATTCCTATCATGGCCGCAAAGCAGTATTAGCTAAGACATTTGGTATACCTTTATTAGATATTAAGGGTAAAGACACAGAAATAAGTGATAGACTTAAACGGGAGCAAAATTCTTATGCTGCGGCTAGGATTTTGCTATGAACCTGTGTTAATGGAACTA